ACCAATTGACCCCAAACCTTCACCAAGCTTCTCATTGCTTGACCCCATATTTTCAGCAAGCTTTTTTCCTGCCTCTCCAATGGAGCCAAGACCATCACGAATATCTTTGGTCCCTGTCAGCTCGACATCAATCTCTATTGTGCCACCATTAGCCATATGAAGCCTCCTTCATGCTTTGCTCGTGTTGACGTGCAATCATTTGGTTGTGATTATATTCTATTATCTCAAGACTTTCAATGATTGCACAAGTAGGATAAGGATATATATCCTCCATCTTGATCAAGCCCGTCTTGATTCTGTTGTAGTTTGTAATGAGTGAAGCAACCCGGTTCATGTCTGCAATGGGACAAGATCTGATCTTCAAATCAGAGTATGCTTCTCCTGAGTTCGGTGCGATTCGATAAGCCGGCATAAACAATCCAAGCTCATCCTTTTGAGCTTGTGGAAGTCCTTGCTGAAATGATCCTCCACAATTCCCACGCTTTCGCCTCAGTCCTTTATCCTTCCTACACTGTGAGCAATCCCAACCTCTCCCTTTGCTAAAAGGTATCCATATGGAAGAGGCGAGAGCTATTTTCCCTCGTCACCCACAAGAGACGCTCGTTGGATATGCAAAACCAATTCTGTGATTGTTGTCACTCGCATTCCATCAGGACGAATCTGTTGAATCATTTCGATTGTACCTGGTTGACCATCGATTGACACAAGGCTTTCACGAATCATTTCAAGATACACTCTTGAGATGTATGCTTCATAATCAGCAAAAGCTTCACGCTCATCAATTGGAAGCTTGTGATGCCATCTTGCTTTCTCTCTTGGATCGTTCGGAGCCTCAACCCACAGCAAGCGACCGAGCTCACTGCGAGAATAGGCACCGGCACGAATCTCGGCTTGTTCTCTCTCAGCAGGACCCAAAGGTCTGAGAGTGAAAACAGTTGCCTTCTCTCCTACATCTTCAAGCACACTCATATCACCAGTGCTCAAGTATTGAGTACGTTGATCATCTGTGCAAGTCACTGATATGTCAGCAGTGACAACCACGTCAAAAGTTGTATTTGTCGATGTAAGAAAGTTAATGGCCATATTAAAGTCCTAGTGAGATTCTGAATGGTGAACATCCTGCATTTGACTCATAAGCCGATCCACCATCAACATCACCAGCATAGCGAGATTGATTATATACGAGAGTCTGACGAACGATGTCATTACCACTCACATCATATTTTGACGGATCATCTGCAAGCTGAGCAGCAGGAATCATGATTGCACAACCTTCGCCATCAGCTGAAGGTCCTGTCCCTACTAACACCTGACGAACAGTTCTATTGAAATAATCATTTGCAATTGTTGTATTTACTGTTGACAAGGTCAAAGTCAATTCAACATTCAAGTCAGTGATTTCCATGTCAGACATTGCAAGGATTGACTCTGAGTGTCCCAATGGTGTGAGTGTATTTGTCACAGTCAAAGAGAAGTCCTCACAATCAACAGCGATTCGTCCGAGTGCGTCAGCACTTGTTGCATTTGTCAATGAGGAAGGTGATGCACTTGAGATCACAACATAAGAGTTTCTGAAGAAAGGTGGAGCACCTGCGTTATATGTTGGCTCAATTGGTCCCACTGCACTCGCATGATCATCTTGAATAAGTGCTGCTTGATAAGTGAAGTCTCCCATTAAGCGACCATTATCAAGACTGATTGCAAGGCTCTCAAGTACACATCCATAAGCGTATGATCTGAAGTTCACACCATCAACACGGAAAGTCAATGAGTGATTTCTTGTACCTGTCTGAGTACGTGATCCGGGGTACCATGTTTGAGTCCCTCTCAATGTTGGTGTACCTGTGAATCCTGCTGAGAAAGCTGGTGAGACTGTGATGTCTGTACCACTCACCTCAGTGATTGCAGAGTATTCAACAGCACCGTTGATGATGCTTGATAATAAAGTTCCAACATCTGCCGCACTGAATCCAGCACCTGCAAAGTTGTTGACATCTGTCACGCTTGAAGCTGTGACTGAAGCAACTGCACCAATCTGAGTCTTGAATCCTGCACCCAATAAATAACCGAGATAGTTTGCAGAGTAATCGCTTGGAGTGCTTCCGATTGTTGTCAGATCAACTCTCAAGTTGACTTGTCCAGTTCTACGACGCACACGATTTCCACCGCTCCAAACAGTGTCCGGCTCTGGTGGTACAAGATACGAACCATCTCTTGCATCATTTCTCTCACTTGCCACAACGTCACCATAAATCAGAATAGGTTCACGTTCGCAAGGAATCGAGGTGTATGTGTATCCTGAGTTATCAGGTAGATTTGTTGATGCTGACAATGAACCAAAGGAAGATTCAACTGCAACGCTTAAGCTTCTATGTGTAACACTCATTTAAGCCTCCAAATATAAAAGATCAAAAGGAACAACAAGCAAGTGACCAAGGATCTCACCAACGTCATCAGTGATCAACTCTGCTCTTGATTGCAATGGTATCACCGAGATGATCCCTGTTGTATTAAATTCATATTGAGGACCCTTGATTGTATCAATCAATTTGCCGGCATCCTCATTCATCATGCGGATCTTGAAGCCTTCCTCCTTGGGTATGGCATATCTCACATGGATCTCGATGGTGACACGCTTGCGACCACTGAGGCCGGCACTGCCGTCATCCATTGCGAGAGATACGATTTCAAGAGTAAATTGTCTTTGACTCTGAAATCTTGTGTTTAGTGGAGAGACAAGGCCCGAGCCGTCATCAATGCAGATAAAACCATGATGAGAGTCAGTCTTTGGATCAATTGCCTCAATCATTGTCTTGAGCTTGCTCAATGCTTGGAAGATTCCTCTGCTCATGTATTTCTCCCTAGTTTCTTGGATATGTCAAAAGCAACGGCATTCACAAGCGTATCAATCTCATTGTCAGTCAATCCGATATATGGACGAACCTTGTGAACTTCATAACCATAATGTCTCACATGTTTGGTCAAGCCAATTCTGAAACGAGTCTCAGTTGCTTCAAGTACTACAAGATTATTCATCAATTGACCACTTAATACAAGATCAACCTCAGCAGTTTGACCCTGTCCTCCTCGACGCTTCCTTGAATCTTCCTTGTATTGTCGATATCCACCAGCATAATAAATTGACTTGCCGGTCCTTGACAACCTGGTGCCTCCCTTGGGTTTGAGTCGTGCACCACGAAAGGAAACATACAAAGGATTTGTTGAGTACTTTTTGAACTTCTTACCTTTTGAGCTGACACCTTTCATGGTGCGACGCTTGACAGTTGCAACGGTATTCGATGCAAGTGCCTTGGTATCCTTTGCCGTCCAAATATCACGAGGAAGATTGAGCTTGACCTTGACTGTCATTAGTGCCTCATCGATCTCGTTGGTGTGAAGCTTTGATCATATTCAGTCTTGTTGTAAGTTCTCCATGATGCACGAAAGTCTGTGGACTTGCCACCGTTCTTTTCAAGGTCAAGTTCACCGTCATCAATGACACCATCACCATCAAGATCCAAGTCAACCGATCTCAAGGCCAAGTCCATCAATTCAATGCAACGAGCTCTCATTGCATCGGCTGCGTCAAGTTGAAGATTCATCTCATAGATTCGAGCAGCTGTGCAGTAAGCATGACAAAGCTCGAAAGCCTCAGCATTGAAGATCTCATCTTCTGTCACGTTGGAAGATCCAAGACGATCCCTGAGCATCAATGAAAGCTCATCAAGAGAAGCTTTGATCTGTGGTGCAAAGTCAGCTTGACGACGTGGCACCATGTCAGCAAGTGGAGCAAAACGATTCACAAAAGCATCATGATCAAGGCCAGTGTCAAACGGTCTTGGAGTAACCTTGATCACTCCTTTGTCCAAGTTGGATAAATTGTTTTGTCCAAGATCTGAAGTATATGAAACTAAGTATTGAAAAGTTCCACTTGTCGCAGTGACATTAGCTGATGATGCTGTCACATACCACATTGCAAACTCAATGGTTGCACTTGTTGACAAGTCAATCTCACGAGGTAAAGGATCGGCAAGGATCGCAGTTGTTCCCACAATACGAACGATCTTGATTGAATACCAAGCATCTCCATCCGTCCTCAAGAATGCAAAGGCTTGATCTCTCTCAAGAGAGTCAGAGCTTGCAATCGTCAAGGTCCTGCGATCATTGCCAATTGCAGAAACAGTGATGTTTGCTCTTGATTGATTCAAGTTGCTTGTCACATCACTTGACACTTTGAAAGTGATTGAAGGTGTTCCGTTGATAGGTGAAGGAGCATTCCACTCAAACATATGATCTTGACCAGTTATTGCTTTTCGTATCATCTCTTTGCTCCTGCATTTGCTTTTGATATGTCTGTTGTCTTTGCTCTGTCGAGGCCTGCGGCTTTGATGAATCCTTCACTCACAGGACTCCATGAGTGCCGGCAGTTGTACCCACCACCAGCAGTCTTGACAGGGAGACCCTGTTTGTTGTTGAGCTTCTTCATTTGTGATTCACTCACAACCTTGTCAACCAATGGACGACAAAAGTCACGTGTCACGCCATCAATGGGTCCGGTGTACAGATAGAATCTGAGGCCAGCTTCCTCAGCAATGGCAGCAGTCACACTCCTTCCAAACATGGAAAGCTTTGTGTTGACTTCTGTCAACTGACGGCCTGCTGCTGATTGCATCTTCTGAGAGAGTGAGGAGATGGCCTGTGTCATTGGTACGTCAATCGACATTGCAACCAATGATTCACGAACACCACTTGCGACATTTGG